AATGCAATTCCGTTTGAGAGATTACCAACAGAAAGCCTCTGATGCTGCCGTTTCCTTCTTCAATAACAAGGCGAAGAAAACAAATGCCATTATGGTGTTACCTACGGGCAGCGGAAAGTCGCTTATCATAGCGGATATAGCTGCAAGGCTTGACGGTCATACCTTGGTGTTCCAGCCCTCGAAGGAAATACTCGAACAGAACTTTAAGAAACTCTGCTCATACGGTATTCTTGATTGCAGCATTTATTCAGCTTCTTTCAACTCTAAAGAAATAAGCCGGATAACATTCGCCACCATCGGCAGTGTGAAGAATCATCCCGAACTGTTCACCCACTTCAAGAACATCATTGTGGATGAATGTCATCTTGTAAACCCCAAAGAGGGAATGTACAAGGATTTTTTTGATGCAGTGAAGTGTAAGGTTCTTGGACTGACAGCAACGCCATACCGTTTAAGCTCCAGCCGTGATTTCGGCTCCATGCTGAAATTTATCACTCGGACAAAACCTCATGTCTTTTCAGAGGTCATTTATCATGTACAGGTATCAACCCTATTAGATATGGGCTACTTGGCGAAGTTGGATTACTATTCAATGAATCCTTCAGGGTGGAATGAACTTAACTTGAAAGTAAATACTACTGGTGCCGACTATACGGATAGGTCAGTTCAAAAAGAATATGAACGGATAGACTTCTACGGTTATCTCGTTCATATCGTCCAAAGGCTGATGAATCCCAAAGCCGGAGGAAAACGGAAGGGTATTTTGGTCTTTACCCGTTTTTTGAAAGAAGCGGAACGGTTAACGATGTCAATACCCGGTTGCGCTATCGTTTCAGGTGATACTCCTAAGAAAGAACGTGAACATATTCTTGAGGCGTTCAAAGCTGGTGAAATTCCGGTAGTAGCTAATGTGGGTGTACTTACGACTGGCTTTGACTATCCGGAACTTGATACGGTCGTTATGGCACGTCCTACAATGTCACTTGCCATGTGGTATCAGATAGTCGGTCGTGCCATCCGCCCGCATCCTTCTAAAGAATGTGGATGGATTGTGGATTTATGCGGTAACATCAAACGTTTCGGAGAGGTGTCGGATTTACGATTGTTTGATAGCGGTAATGGTAAGTGGGCTGTATTTTCTAACGGAAGGCAATTAACTAACGTGAGATTCTAAGACTATGGACGAAGGATTTTTGAGGCTAAGCCGCAGGTTTTTCTCGAATGAAATGTGGAATGAAGCCCGTACTTTTAGCAGTTGCGAAGCGTGGTTAGACTTAATTCAGTCTGCACGATTTGAGGCAACGCCCCGAAAGGAGAGTATCGGAGGTCGAGAAATCTCTTATTCAAGAGGTCAATATCCTGCATCCATAAGATTTCTGTCACAGCGTTGGAAATGGTCTGAAAAGAAGGTGCGTTCCTTTCTTGTGCATCTTAGAAAGAAAGGTATGATAACTGTTGAGTGCAATCAAGGAATGAACCTTATAACCTTATGTAAATATGAAGAATATAATCCAATGGGCACAACCAAGGGCACAAGTAAGGACACAGGTATTGAAAAGGAAATCAATGAATTAAGACACGAATGGGCACAACTAAGGGCACAACTTGGGGCACAGCCCATGAACAACAATCTACCGCAATCCGAACTTTTACAAAAATCAGGGCACACAGAGGGCACAAATACAAAGAAAGAAGAAAGAGAGTATATAGATATATCTCTACATCAAAAGAAAGAAAATACTCCTGACGGAGTATCAAAGAAAGACAAGCTTTCTTCGCCCTCCCCCTCTGAAAAGATTGATTACAGCGGATTGATGGAATACTATAATACCACATTCAAAGACAGACTCCAGCAGATAAGATCAATGACTGATGTGAGAAAAAAGGCTGTAAAAGCCCGGATAGCCCAATATGGGAAAGAGTCAGTGAGGAGTGTTTTCAATCTCATTCTTCAATCCCCGTTCTTACTTGGAGCTAATGACCGCAATTGGAAATGCGACTTTGATTGGATTTTCAAACAAGCAAACTTTACTAAAATATTGGAAGGAAACTATAATGGGACAAGACTTAGTAAAAATCAACAGGATAGCGAGCAGCGAAAACGTGATTCAGTTCTTGCAGTCGCTACAACCGTTAGAGAAGCTGCCGCAAAAAAGAGAAAGGAACTTGAAGCAGAGGGCGTTATTGAATAAATATCCCGATCCTGCACAATTCATTCTTGATTACAACCCTGATTTGCAGTTCAAACTTGTCAGATGTAATGCAACCCATTCAGAACTGGCGTTGAATGACAGCATTCCGAGTTTAGGGCTATTGTCTTCTACTTATGGGGATGAAACACCGATAGAATGGCTAAAGATACAATTTGGCTCATTGAATGACTTTGCAGAAGTTTCAACCAAGATAGCGAAAGAGCAACTTTCTGAACTATCGGAGATATTCCTTTCGGAGTATTATTATATAAATGCCGCTGAAATCTGTTTTTTCATAGCACGGTTTAAGTCAGGGAAGTATGGGCGGTTCTACGGTTCAATAGATCCATTGAAAATAACAAGTGCGATGCTGGACTACGTTTCTGAACGTCGGAAAGATATTGAACGGAAAGAGCGTGAACGATACAGAAACCAACGTGAAAAAGAGATAGAGGAGCGTGGAGATAACAGAATCTCTTATGCTGAGTACATTGAAATCAAGCACCGTGCTGATGCAGGAGATGAGGAAGCTAGAAAAATGCTGATATCACCATGAGAATAACCGTTTACTGGGTAACAAGAAATCCGGATGTTATCGTAAGAATCCGGAAAAAGTTCAATATCCCAAGTTATACTTCCGTGAACTACGAAACAGAATGTGAAATCAAGAATGAAGACTTTCCACTGTTAGAAGAAACAGAACGAAGGGGATTCATTCGAATTAGAAATAAGAATACACGATTATGCAAGGAACAGACAAACTGAATACGATAACCAACATCGTATTTGTCCTCACGGACGTTTTAGAAACCAACCTTCTAGAAATGCAGCAGCAATACAAGAAGGAAGGCTTTGAATTGCGGCACGATTCAAAAAGAAACTTCAACACAGCCATAGCCGCGATAAAGAGATTGAAAAGTGATGTGAATCATTGCAGTGAATCCACTCAGGAAAACTTCGGCAATGATTCTGACATGGTGAATGCTATGTTACTCACACTGATTGACAGATGCGGTGATGATGACAACCTCGCTTATAAGATGTACGAATACATTAAATCTTTCCCGTCCAAACTGAATTTGGACCTGGATTTGGATAATGCGTTCAGTCATTTGTTTAGAAAATCATGAAAACTGCTGACGGTTATCCTGTGGTATGTTACGGCGCAAAAGGGAAATACGGTATACATCGTATCTGCCGCCGTTGTGCCATATATCGTAAATACGATTCGATTCCCGAAAAGCCATGCTACAGGCTTCATGGAATACATCTGTTGGGCAGAAGAAAATGCCCGATCTTTGAATAAAAAATAATCAAAATATCAAAATAACAACAAATAAACAATATCATGGAACAGAAATTAAAGACTTATAAAGCGTTTGACAAAGATTTATCTTGTAGAGGGTTTAAGTATGAGGTAGGTAAGGAGTATGAAGAAACAGGCGACATAAAGGCATGCAAGAAGGGTTTTCATGCATGTCCTTATCCTCTGGATGTTTTTGGTTACTATGCACCAGCCAGGTCAAGGTTTTGTGAGGTTGAGCAGAGCGGTCAAATAGACGATTCAGAAAGTGACAAGGTTTGTTCTTCAAAAATTAGAATAGGCGCTGAGCTTGATATAAGGGGGCTTGTGAAAGCAGCTGTATCTTTTGTCAAGGAACGGTGTACTAACGAGTGTAATGCGGATTCGGGAAAACCTGCCACGGCTGGTAATAGAGGTGCTGCCACGGCTGGTGATTATGGTGCTGCCACGGCTGGTAATAGAGGTGCTGCCACGGCTGGTAATTATGGTGCTGCCACGGCTGGTAATAGAGGTGCTGCCACGGCTGGTAATAGAGGTGCTGCCACGGCTGGTGATTATGGTGCTGCCACGGCAAGAGGAAAGGCTTCAACCGGATCAAATGGTCTGTCAGTGGCAAGAGGCAACAATGTTCGGGTAAAGGGCGGAATTGGTGCAATTTTGGTCATAGCTGAGGAAGGGGAAGATTCGTATGATATTGTCGATTGGAAGGCTGTAGTAGTCGATGGTGAGGTTGTCAAGGCCGACACATGGTATAGACTGGAAAACGGTGAGTTAGTGGAAGTTGATTAACAGTTGACTGATAATACAA